CTCGTTTTATTCTCTACCTTTGGGAACTTGCTTTACGCTTATGGGTTTACAGGTAGTACACCATCCCATTACGCACCATCTTATCAAGTTTAACCATATGAGTAGGCTCTCTCGCAGACACCCAGAGATTCTCTTTAATCTGATTAGCGTCTATGCTTTCGCCACAACCACAATATCAAAGAGCAATTACCCCTCAAGGATTCGAACCTCGACCTATAGAGCCAAATTCTATTGTCCTGCCAATTAGACTAAGGGGTATCAAAAAACAGAGTTAGTCCTTAATAAAAAATATTTTAACTATCAAACTCCCAAGCAATGCTCCTATAATTGCACTAATAATCTGAATAACAATTATGTTCATTTATCCCCCAAAAATATATTATGCGTTTTAGTCCTTAATTTTTACATGGCCCATTATCACAAGGCAATAAACACCCTGGAAACTCGCTTCCTTTTTCTAAACATCCGCAACCGGATATTGTTACTATTAACATTAATATTAAAAATGTTTTCATTTCTCCCCCCTGGATTTATCGGAGCATATTACTTGCTGTCAGAGCGTATTAATTACGCCACGCCATCAAATAATAACTATAAACAACCAATACAAAACATTTCTCTGTTATATCCAGACATTATCTTTTCATGCATCGGCTTATTAGTAATCGCTTTATACTGTCGCCATGGATGTGTTTTAACTGGCTTCTTATGTCTACGCTTGCATTTCTTATCAGTGGTCATATTTCCATCTCTTTTATCTTTTTATCAAAATGCATCGTTATTGTTTCTATTGTATTATTTACTTGCGAGGCTGAATTAACTGCTTCATAAATAACATTCTGCAACTCGCTAAACTTTGCTCCGAATATAAGCTGAGATGATCTAATTGAATCATTTTTAGACTTTATCTCTACAAAATATATCCAGCATGAATATTGATTCTTTATATATATAACAATATCTGGCGTTCCTTTTGGTTTATGGCTAAAATACTGTCCACGGATACATTTTAGATTAAGTCGTCTTATGTCATCGTAGTGAATGACGACGCCTTCAGTCATCCACATATCAAGATCAGATTTTATTGATTTGAATATTGAATTCTCAGGCTTTCCCACAGATTAATCCCCCCACTTAATATCATCTAGCTCTTTAACACCATCTTTGTTGTTGATAGATTTGTTGTATACGACTTTATCATAATTATAATTATCAATATTTGGGAAAGTTTTCTTTCCATCTTTTGATGGGACATGTTTAATTGTTGCATATATTTGTTTCCCAATCCAATTATCTGTGTCTGCGTCAAATACCCCCTTATATGGCTCTCCAATTGCTTTTAGAAACAATCTCGTACTAAAGAACCCTTTCCAATTATCATCAAGAGATAATCTTTGTAATACATTCCTTCCAGCTTCATCGCCTCCAACAACTTCTAGTTTAACTGTCACCGTATTTTCATCTAAACCAAATTTTACTCCAAGCTCATCTTGAAACGTAATCACATCGACAACTTGGAACAAATGTTCCTTTTCACTTGGGATTGGGAATTGCTTTTGCGTATCTGGTTCTGTTTCTGGTTGATTGTATGAACGCTTTACCATTTCATTCTCCTTTGTTATTTTATAATCTCTAATTATTTCTTATTATTTGCGAATATTTCAGCGTATTTCTCTGCTAACTCAATCCATTCATCAATTGAAATGTTTTCTAGCCACTTATCGAACATATCCGGCCAGTCATCATCTAGTATCATTGGATTCTCTTTCGCACATTTCCTTTGTAAATAATCCTCAAATGAATTTCTTATCATTTAGATACCTCTTTCATTGCAAGATTCATAATTTGTTTTTCGCAATATTGTATCAAGCTATTTATTTGTTCAGATGACATTTCATCATAATTATCAACTCCGCATTTCTTTAGCCATTTTTCTTGTGTTTCTTGATCTACTTTTAAACCATCAATTAACTTCATCATTCGTGCCACCTGTTCAACATTTGCTAATTCAACAGGAACCGATGGCCTATCAATAACAGACTGTCCGTATAATTCTGCGAATTTCTCAAAAGATAGCGGATAGCTGTCACCCTGGATCAATGATTGAACGCGTGATTTCTTAACGTTGAAAGTCTTTCCGCCTTTCATGATCTCAATCCATAAGTCTAATATATACTCTAATTTGTCATATCCGTCAAATGTGCTTCCAGCATCAATAATATCTTTCCCTCGACGTTCCCATTTGGTCTTGGAATGGCAAATTAGTATGATATTGAGATCGCATTTTTCGAGAACAGATATAAGTTGGCGCGTTGGAATGTTAGCCATTTTTTTATCACGCCCAAAATCACTTCCTCCCTTTGCTTCTGCTTCACTTGCTTCCAGCATGTAAAGATACGTGAAGGAGTCAATAATAAGGGTTTTATATTCATGCTTAGTTGTGGTCAGCGCCTTAACTTCGTCAATTACTGCTTTGAAGTCCTGGCTTCCTTCCTCTTTCCCAAAGTATGCACCGCCGCTTTTTTTAAGCTTTTCTTGGTATTGTTCACGGGTAGCGCCGCCTTCCGAATCAATTAGATATGGTTTAGGGAAATCAAGCGCAAAAAATGTTTTGCCTACACCAGATTCACCAGAAATCATAAATTTAGGCTTATTTGCGACTACATCAAGTGGTTGCTTAGCTTTTAATGCCATCATACACCTCATTTTTATTTATATCCCGCATCGCGGCGGTTTTTATGAAAATATTATATGCTCGCCAATGCCGTCACATTCATCACATTGACACGTATTATCATTATCCATCCAGCGCCGGTATTTATTGCGCATTGAATTAAATGGAATCCCAGATATTGTATTCATAAATAAATCTTTATTGATATAAACACGACCAGTTCCGCCACAATTTTCACATTTAATTATTGTTTCTGTATAATCCGCAATAGAATTTCCCGAATTAGTCATTTTATATGATCGCATATAAATCCTTATATACTAGGCCAGCTACCAGATGAAGAATCTGGGAGGAACAGGGCGACCAAACCCCGGCTGGCCTAGAAATTGGTCAATATAATATTACAAGACAGCGTCTACAAGATCCTGATCGTGATAAATCTTTATATAATCGCGTTCATTGTCTTGGTTAATATTACATTCTTTGATATTAAACGATGCTTCGTTTTGCATTATTCCGAAGGCAAATGATAAGAATGTTTGATTGATTTTTTGTTTCATGGTCTTTTCTCCGTTTTTGTGTTTACTGTTTATTAAGATAACAAGATTATATCACGTATTTTTATTATGTCAATCATTTTTATCATACAAATGAATTATTTTTTAATAAATAAAGTCTTTTTATATCAAGAATCCTCCCGTTGTTCTCTTTTATTTTTTCATTCGTTTGGCTAATAGTCATATCAATTAATTTTACTGATTGAGCACTAAATGTTTTACAAATATAAATCATGTCATCATAACTAAGTAGCGTCGGAATATCTCGAAGATTCATTGAGCGTGCCCTCTATTTCATTGATATTGATATTATTGATTCCATTCTTAAGTCCCATTATCTTTAATATAGAAATACAATTCTCTATTTTCTTTTTCTTTGGAATTCTTTTATTTAATCCATCAATATGATATTGATCTTTTTTCTTAAATTCTCTTTTCATCGCGTCTCCATTTAAGGTTAATCTTGCCATTTTATTTCTTGGGGATGTGTCTCGTTTTTAAAATTAACATATTCTAAATTCTTCCATACGCGCTTTCCCGTCGATGCATTATTTGTATCTTTTGGTGTTTGTTTATTATATTGTCTATATACACACACAGAAAATTTAGCTTTACTTAGCGCATAATTATTTGTAATTGTAGACCATTCCTTATACCTATCAAATAAAAATCCTTTCTCTATCTCCGCGCCCATCTTTATATTAACGTGTTCCTTGAAAAACATATTAACAGGGTTGTTTTCGTCCTCAAGTTCCTGAACTGCTTTTCGCATAAATTCCAAATCCTGAAATCTTCCCCTAGAATTTAATCTTTTTAACCCTTCTGTTGCCCAATTAAGAATCCCTGGCAATTCAGCTTTTAGTTGTTTGCCTAAATCCTTGTTTTGCTCTTCATCGCTAAATACCCTATCACATGGAATCAATATCAATCGTTTATAAAATGCGCTGGAATGATCTGTTATCTTTGGAAATATATTAGCGGCCATTACAACTTTACAGAATGGTTGGAAATCGAACGCTGCAATAAATTTTTGGTTACATGACACCGGTTCGCCGCTTGTTATTGTTTTGAATTCAGCTTCAAACTCTGCTGCCTTTGCGCTAACGTCTGTGTCTAGGTTGACTAATTTATTTATCAGCATAGGCGTATATTGAGGATTTGATATATATTTTAATGGAACACTTGAACAATTTTTATCTCCAACAACAGCGCGCAATGTTTGCAGGATTGTGCTCTTGCCGCTGCGGGACTCACCAAGTAATAACAATGCTTTATGGTGTTTAGTATCCCGTGTCAGGCAATATCCAAAAAACTCTTGCAATATATTAACCTTATTAGCATCTCCCTCTAGTATCTCGCCCAAAGTTTTCATCCATAAATCACATCTAGCATCAGCATCATGTTTATATGGGATACGCATGGTCGAGTAATATTTCTCGTCATGTGGCAATATATTCGCATCAACTGGAGCAAACATGCCATTTTCTAAATTGATCATTTCGGATTGATTTAGCATGTCTAATCTAATATTTTTTATTACTTTTAAATTCTCTAATATCTGCTTTTTAGATGATATTGTGTGCCTATTAATCTTCTTTAAATTCATGCAGGCATAGCTTAGGATATTAAATTCGTTTATATGTTGCCATACGCCGTCCTTATACTCATAAAATTTATCTTCCTCGAGACAGTAAGTAACAATGATTTCTGCTTTGCCTAAAGATATCTCAAGTGCGTACATAAGCATTGGGTCAACTTTAGGCCTTCGCACTTCTCCATCATTAATGTTTTCTTCGGTCATTTTTAAGAAAAATAATCCATCCCCAGAACGCACGCGGCGTTTTTATCGTCTCGGGAACAAAACTAGGGATGGGATATTTAGAAAAGAAAAGACCCGCCATTATAAAATGTTTCGGCAGGTCTTAATTTAATTTCTTTAGCAGAATGATCCCGAGTCATGCCGATAATTATACATATTTATCAGATTTTGTCAAGCTATATTAATCCTCTCTAAAGCCTCTATCCCGGCCATATATATGTCAATATCTGTTTTCCCAGTCTGTTTAATAGCGTCTCGTCGATGCAGCATATTAACATCTTTTGTTGATATTGTGAGGCTGTAACGTGGCGTTAGCGCTTTGCTCATTTGATCCTCCTATTGTTTTTTGCTTGTTTGTTGTTTATAATTAATTATTTTGATATTCGTCCTCGTAGAACCTGCACCGTTCTTGATAATATATACACCGCGTCCATTGGTCCATATTAACGATGTCGTTTGGGCATAATTGCCGCAATTGACTATTTGTTGTGTTATAACATATTTTATCTGTTAGCATTATTTTATCCTCCCATATCTATTTAACTCCGTAGAAATAATGATTTCCAATATGCGCAACTATTGTGCAGCGCGTAAACCATGCCGAACGATTGAATATAGCAAGGTCTGACTCATTCCCCCACCCAATGGCCTTCCACCCATGCATTGTCCGTTTCGCCTCCTCCAATGCCTGGCGTGCCCGTTTATATGTACTACTGCTATATTTGCGCATAACAACCCTGCGCGCAGTTAGCCCGTAAACACCCTTCAGACTCCCTCGTTTAATTATTGTCCGCCCAACAGCCACCATCCCGGCATAGGGTTCAGACTCCGCTTCTCCTATAATAGCCAATATGGCCATATTATCGCTATATTTGGCAGTAGAGGCCTCAGACGCGCTCGCCATGTCAACTATCAGCATAACCAATAAAATAGCAATACCGACCATTATAGCCCAAATAAAAGGCATTCTGCGAGACTCTTCTTTCTCCGATTCTGTCCATGACCTAGCTAACAACCGCGATTGTTTGTAATTCAATGACATATAATCCCCCCTTATTATATAATTATTAATATCAATGTGTATGAGTTAATGTATCCATCATATTATTACGTAACCTGAAAAATACAGCATATAACTGTTTTTTCCCCATCTTCCTAATTCGTACATCCGGTGATATATATTTCTCGATCCATTCAATAAGATCTTTGCGCGTTCTTGGTATATAGTAGTCTGGCATAATATCCCCTAGATAATTTTCAGATAAATACAGTCAGATTGTTCCTATAAATAAAAAACAGTTGCCCATCAATCTTAATTTCGTTTTCTTTGCCACCATGTGGTTTTGTCATTATGCACACTCATCAACTGACTGTTTGCAAGCTTTTTTTAACATTCCTTCCGGTAAATCTTCTTTATTCAATCCCAAAGCGTCTAATGCGTCTTGTGGATCATACGTAATACAATATTCATGATTATTCAATTCATAAACAAGCGCTTTAAACAATTCCTTCTCATTTTTCTTTAATTCTTTGCGTTCTATTTCATGTCTCTTTAATAATACTTTAAAATTATCAATTTCATCTTTACGGATAATTCCCCCGGCGCCAATAGAAACAACATCCTCTATTTTAGAATTAGTCTTCAATAAACCTTCGTTTAATTGTTCTTTACTAAATGCCCAAAACAATCCCTTTTGGTTGCTTATTTCTTTTGAGTGTCTTTGTTTCATTTGTTGGTGTGACTCTGTTTGTGTTAGTGTTTTCATGGCCTTTCCTCCGTTTTGGTTTGTTATTTACTAATTATAAAATGGCTCGATGTTTGAATATTGCCATGCAACGACTAAAACACCGTACAATAACCCAACAGGAACGCGGCATCTGTCGCTAACAGCATCCGCGATCTGAGTATCTATACCCCAATATTCCCCTTTAAATACATCTGGCCTATATATTTTATTAGTTGTAGCATTATAATTAGCCGCAGATTTTGTTGCCTCTCTGCGTAAAATTGGACGGATAGAAATATTTAGTGACATCTGCAAAAATTTTTTTCTGTCTGCAAAACTACGGAAAACAAAAACCTCAATATCGTTGCTAAAACCATGACTCGATTCAGACCCATGAGCCGATTGCGCTGCATAATAATATTTATTTTTTTTCATATTAACCCCCATAATATCTATTATATTAATTTGATTATATCAACCACAGCCCCAGACGCGTCGCTTGTTCCGTGATCAATTAAAATGCGCATGATCCCCTCAGCCAGTTCTAGGCGGTTTAATGATTGTGTTTTGCTGGTCTTTTTTGTTGTCTTTTTTGTTGTTTTTTTGGTCATTTTTTCCTCTTTTCTGGATTATTGGGTTGTTTGTGTTTGTTGTATTTATTTATAATGTTAGTATACACTACAATACAATTATGTCAAGCATTATTTTAATAAATTGTTGTTTTTTTCGTTATTTTACCACGCCTTCCACGCCTACCACGCTATACCACAGCGTGGAAACCCATTGTAGTTAATATTATACCTATATAGAAATTATTATTACATCATTATAGAGTGGTATAGAGTGGTATAGCGTGGAAGTATGTATAAAAACTGATTTTTTAATGATTTGTTTTGTGGCGTGGACGGCGTGTATTATATATATACATAATATATAGATATTGTCAGAACACCATTTTAATCTCATATAGAGTGAGTAGACTATTACGAAATATTAACATGTTTTTGATGGTATTTTAACCACGCTTTAATCGTTTTTTATCTGCGTTATAGCAACGCATAGGACTAAAATAAACAGTAACGCACAACACGACAGACCAGGACTCCCTGAACACACGAGAGAAGCGCGCGTAACACAACACGCGCACATGGCCGGACAACAGAAAGGAACGGAGAACAACGAGAAGCGGCGCATTATGTGCGCGCAGTTCATGTACAGATCATGTACAGTTCATGTACAACACAAGCAAACACACAACAACACGCCCACGCACAGGCATTGATTATTATTGACAAGGAAGAATGTATTAACTGCGCTAGATCGTTCAATATAGGCCATCCTGGCGCAAGTAAATGGCATTGTATTAGAGCTGCACATAACAATTAATATGTGTGTATATGTGTATAAGTATATATAGCTAGTAGATTATGTGTATAAATTATGTGTATAGATTATGTGTATATATTATATGCTTGTTGGATATTGGGATCGGGGGGACACCCCCACCCCCTCCTATTCCCAACCCCCCACTAAAATTTGCTACAAATTTTGAAAAATACAATTTTTAAATTTAAAACAATAAATTTTCAATAAATACAGGAATTTACACAATTCCATAATTGACAAATAAACGCATAGAATGTATATTCAAGAAAACAATGATAATGCGATTGGGAATAATGCCACGACTAATATTACTAATAACACAGTTACTATTATGACTAATACAACAACTTCTATGTCAGCTACAACCAGCAGCACTTCAGTACAGACAACAGACAACAACATTTCAAAGCAGGAGCTTGCATTAATTAAGGCTGGAGCGACTAGGGAGAGGGGAGCCGCTGCTATTGCGGAGGCATTGGTAGCGACGAAGATGACGATTGACAAGTATGGCGAGGAACATATTGAGCCAGATCATGCGATGCGCCTAAGGGCTGAGGAAATAAGGGCAAAGATGGTAGGAGACATAAAGCCTGATGGTGGTGTTGTTAATAACAGTGTTGTTATTGGCATAAGCGCGGATGAGTTTAAGGCGTTATTAATGACAGCGAGGAAGAATGTGGTTGATGTAAAGATTGAGAATGGTGGTCAGAGTGGCGACATTGAGTATGTAGATGCGATAAGGGCGTGATGGATAATATTAGAATTATTATTGGTATAATATTATGCGCAGTGTTTATATTGGTAGCCGGTGTGTTGGCGGGATATTTATTGCTATCGCTTTTATATTGATGTCTATGTTATTGTTTATTCACTTTATGATTCTTATGATGTCTATTGTGAGATTATTTATATAGGATAGCGTTATTGGGGGACGTATGCGGAAATTCACTACTAATTGTGAGATATGCAATTGTATAGTAGACACTAGATGGGTTAGGATTATTAGCGGGATTAGGGTATGTGTTGGGTGTGGTGGCGGCGATGCTGGGTTTATTTTGAGGTTGAGGGTTACGTGGCGCAAGATGGTTAGGTGGTTATGTAATGATGTTAAGTGATTTTAGCACTATTGCAGTTGATGTTGCGAGGTGGTCGTGTGTTGTATGTTTTTTCATATCATTTATGATAACGCTTATTGATTGATTAATTTCATTTTATTATTGTTATGTAGTTTTATAATTACCAAATAAGATGGCAAATATAGCCGACATAGAAAGCATTGATTATAATACTCCGTATGAGTTCTTTGATGCGAATGAATTTATGTTTGGCAGGTATTACTTCCCGCATCATTTCAGGGACGAGAGCCCTAACTTCCATAAGATAATTTTAGACGAGAGCTGTAAGCACAACAAGTTAGCGGTTGTAGCGCCGCGCGGGTCAGCCAAGTCAACGATACTTTCTTTCTTAAAGACAATACATAGGATATGTTTTAAGAGGAAGCGGCATATTATAATTGTGCAAAATACATATAAGAAAGCATCATCGACTCTAGAGGGCATAAAGGACGAGATTCGGTGGAATGAGAAGATAAATAGGGACTTTAAGGTTGAGTTGGAAAAGGACGCTGAGGGAGAGACGATATTCAGGCACAAAGATGGATTTAGGATAAGGGTGTTGTGCAAGGGCATGGAGCAGATAGGAAGCGTTCGCGGGGAGAAGTTTGGCGCGTATAGACCTGATCTGATATTGGCAGATGACTTGGAAGATGACGTGATGGTGCGCTCGGCTGAGCAAAGGCATTCATTAAAGACTTTGTATGACGAGGCATTAATCCCGGCGGGTGATCCAAAGACATTGGATGTTGTAGTTATTGGCACATTATTACATGACGATTCATTAATGGCAGATTTGGTAAGCAGGGATAAGTATACTGATTATAAGAAGCTGTTTTTTGTTGCAAGATATAAAGATAAGCATGGAACTATCAGGAGCTTATGGGAACAGCGGTGGAGTGTTAATGACTTGAATGAAATAGAAAGGACAAAGCCAGATGTTTTTGCGAAAGAATACCAAGGAGACCCATCTAGCGGTGATCTGGAAACAATTCAACGCAACAATTTTAGATATTGGCGCATGGAGAATGGATATGCGCTTCTGCTTGATGAGAATGGTCAAGTACAGAACAAATGGAAGCTAAGTGAGTGTAGGTCTGCCGTTGGGATTGACTTGGCATGGGAAGATAAGAAAGTAAGTGATTTTTCGGCAATAGTGCCGGGCCTTGTGACACCAGGCAATGATTTATTGATTTGTGATTATATATGCAAGAAAGGCCTTCGTCCAGATGAGTTTGAGGATATAATATTTGATATTAACGATAGATATGAAGCATTAACAAAGAAGAGGGTTCAGTTTGGGTTTGAGAAAGCAAAGCTAGAGAAGGTAATGAAATGGTTTTTATTGGAGGCCATGCGTCGACGAGGGAAATATCTATGGTTTAAAGATATTAGCTGGGGGACAAGGGACAAGGTTGAAAGGATAATGTTTAGAGTTGGGAATAGATACGCACAACATTCAATTTATCATAAAAGCGGAATGGGCGATTTGGAGAACCAATTAATTAGATTAAAGAGTGCCGCAAATGACGATTTGGCGGACGCATTAGCAATGCTTCCTGAAATGCTATCATTTGCGCCGGAGAGATCAAAAGAGAAGAAACCAGTTGATAGATTCGATTTCTTAATGAAACAAACACCACAATATAAGATGTCACAATCAAGAAATGCTGGATTTCAATTCGGCATGGGAAGAATGCCTGATTTTGTAAAGACAAAAGAGGCGATGCCATGGTAGAAATTTCAATATTTTGTATTATGGCATTATCGTATTTGCTTTTATGGGCAGATTTTTATTTTTGTAAAAGCATTGATAAATATAGTTAAAGTTAAAATTTCTTGACAAACAATCTACATGCAATATAGTTTTATTTTGAGGGAAGAATTATATTTTATTTTCCATTGGAGATTTTAAATGAGCGAGTATAACGAGCGCGGAGCGAAGAACGAGAACAGGGAACATAAAAAAATTGATAAAGATTATTTATTTGATTTAAAAAATCAAATAATGATGGCGGAGGCATTAAACCGCACAGAACTTGAGCCAGTAATGCGCGAGTCAATTGGGCGCTATACGGGTAAATATATTCCTAAGTATGGATATAATTGGGATATTATATTAAACGAAGTATATCCAATCATACAAACAAGCATTCCTGCCGTATTTTTTAGAAACCCTCGAGCATATCTGAAGCCAAGAAATAAAACATTTATTGCAAAGATATTTGATCCATCAATTGGCCGAAAAGTAGAAATGCAACTTGATTCGCAGAAGTCGGCTAATACGCAAGAGGCTATATTAAATTATTCTCTTGAAAGAATAAAATATAAACAAGAGGTTAGGAAGGTTACGCTAGACGCATTTTTATTCCCGCACGGAGTTCTTTGGCATGGGTATAAAGGTAATTTTGGGATGACAGAAGAGCAGTCGATGTATGTAAAAGATGGGATGACATTTGTTCGTCGCCTATGTCCAACGAGATTTATTAAAGACCCAAATGTTAACATGAGCAATCTTGATGAAGCAAAATGGATTGGCAGAATAATTGACATCCCATATACAGATTTGCTCGAAGATGATAAATTTGATATTGAGAAAGATATCCTTAAACAGCCAAAGATAAAAGGGTTTAAGGGCTATGGGGACATGGTTGGTGGGAAGCAATATGGCATAACAGATGAGTTTGGAAGGGCACTACAGCCAGGCGGTGGCGATATTCATAGATTAAATCAAGCGAGGGCGCTTGTTGATTTTGCAGATAAGAACTTTCAGAATAGCAAGTATTGTAAATTCGTTCGTTTATATGAATTATATTGTCGTCCGTCTAAGAAAGAGGCGCGAGATGGCGAAAAAGGGAAAATCATTGTCCTTACGTTTGAACAAGAGAAACCATTGCGAGTCGATCCGTGGAGTGTCAAAGCAGACGGGTTTCCAGCAAAAGTATTACAATTCAATGAACTCCCCGACGCAATGTTTGGATTGGCAGATCTTGATACCTACAAAGCAATTGCCAACAGAACAGTAAAGTCTATGTCGCAGTTGCGAAAGATAATCATAACGAAGAAGATATTGCCAAAGTGCAAAAAGGCGACCAGACGATATTATTGTTCGAGGGAGATAACGTCAACGGGAAACTCAGCGTGCAGTCTGCAAGTGGTGCTGCATCCAATGAATTATATTTAATAGATCAGCGCATCCAGAAGAATCTTGATGATAAGTCTGGCGTTACTGATCTCCGTCGTGGTGTCCTACAATCAGGTGAAGAATCTGCACTGTCAGTCAAATTAAGAGCTGCTTCCGCATCCGCACGACCCGCCTACAGACAAGACATTATGACGGATTTTTTGAGAGACTCATTGCATTATCTTAACCAATTAAATAAGCAATATATGCCATTTGAAGAAGCTGTGCGAATTATTGGCAGCCTTGATTTGCAATGGTCTGAAAATCCAACACAAGATGAACTACAAGCAGATGTTGATGTAGAAATTGATCCTATATCTATATTGCCAGAAAATCCAGATGACGAGATTGCAAAATTAAATCAGATCATGCAATTAATGTTCCAGGCGATGCTTAATCCTCAAATTCAACAAAAGATTGCTCAAGAGGGAATGACAATTAATATAACGCCGATCATTGAGCAGTTCTTGGTTAGAATGAAAATAAAAGATCCTGATAT